CTCGAGCTGCGCATTTACCCGGTAAAGGTTGCCGTTGACTTCATTGGTCTTGAAAGAGTTTGGAATGAAATTGCATAGATATTGCTGCCGTGCTCCCTGATCAATCACCAGATCCGCATAAAATGAAGCTGGCTTATTCTGGTAGACCCGCCAGAACGCCATCATTTTATTGAAATCTGTTTTACTTAAATTCCAGTTCACATCAACAATGTGGCTATTACGTTTCACATCGATGTAATAGCGTCCACGCCCACCATCCATTTGTTGACGCTTTACATCATCACCCGGTGTTACGCCATAGCCGCTGGTCTGAGGATTTAGCTTTAACTTGTACATAACTTTCCTTCAGGTAATAAAAAACCGACCTCATAATGGGTCGGTATAAAATTATCTTTAACAACTAAAGTTTTGATATTTCTTCAGATATCTGACTAGATTCATGTAAAATATAGTTTATTAATTGATTTGAAATCGTTAGATGAAGATGATAGTCAGCTGTTGTTCTAAACCTCTTTAATTTTTGTATTCGATTTTTGATTTCCGCAGCTCTTTTCTGAATCATTTCAGACGTTGAACCCGCAGGGTACCCACTAAGTCTGCTATAGACTTTTTCATGAGCTCCACATTTTGTCTTTGTTACTGGCCATAATAGTCGTTGTTCTAAATGATGTCGGACTTCATAAAAAGCATGGTAATAAGCACGCCCTATAATATTCCTTTTGTGACATTCATCATATTTTGTAGAATTACCTAACAGCTCATAACAGTAATTTAGTGTATCTGTAGTAGCCATTTTTCAATCCACGCCCACTTCATAAGGAATAATAAAATATGAAAGTTTATTCAGTTCATCAATTAAACCCTCATCATAGCATTTACTAAATATTTCTGAATTCATAGCGTCAATCTCATCAAAACTTCTATCGACATAAAGCAATATTAAAAATTCATCATCAATAAAACTATATTCATATTTTCGGCACCGAACATTCCTTGAGTTAAAACATTTAAAAAGAATTGAACCGATATGTTTCAAGACTCTAGAATCAATTTCTAGTTTATTTTTAATTTCAAAAAACTGAATAAATTCATTAAAGTCTTCCTTTTTAAATCTTTTATAATAATTTAAATCATCATTTAAAATTCCATCTAGAAAATAAGTTATAGGTTTGAAGTCAATAGGAATAAAACTTTCTAAGGGTAAATTTTGTTTACTACACAAACTTATAATTTTATCAATATTTTCATTAGCACTAGAAAAATCTACTGAGCTAAGAAAAACAAAATAAAGATTCGATAAAATTGATACACTATTGCTAATTTTCAGTACTTCTCGAGCGTATTGATGCGCAAGAATAGGATTATCAAAATACATTTCAATAATACTGTTGCTTAATAAAAACCAATCTAGTGGCTCAGTTTCTTTAATATCATTAAGCAACCGTTTGCATCTAAAATACTGAAATTCACTTATCGATCCAGTAAGAACAGCAGAGTTAATAATATCGGTTACTTCTGATGACTTAGTTTTAGGAACTGGAGGAAGCATAAGAATATTCACCAATTTTTTGAAATTTTGTCCTAATTTATTTAAAAAAGCTACCTCTAAAGGTAGCTTTTAAATTAACGATTCCGTCTTGCTGTCGTATTCTCAGTCAAAGACCGACTAATGGTTGAGTTTGGATTTGCGATTTGGTCACTTACAAGTTTCGGTACCTTTCTTGGAAGCTGCTTATCCAGTTCATCTGTAACAATGATCCGGACAGTTTTCTCATCCAATTGTTCAGCTTCAACAGTTGCACCACTGACTTGATTCACGACTTCAATCTTGAAATTGATAGTTGGAGAGGATTGCTCAATTGAAGGCATAATCTCAGCTTGAGGGCGTGAAGTACGTCCTAAAGTAAAGTCCTGAACATCATCCAGATTTGAACGATCCTGAACTAAACCATTTGATGAGAAGTAGACCTTGCCATCATGGAATAAGTCAGAATTTGCCGAAGACGCCAACTTAGGTGTGTCTCTATTACCTTTATAGATAATCTGAGTATCTTGAACCGGTTGATTAAAGATGTCAGCTTGCTTTTGGCTTTCTATAAAGGCATTAGAACTCATCAATGCACGGCGCATGACACTATCAGCTGAGGCATTGTTATTGAGAAAAGCTTCAGGGTTTGCACTCTTACGCATTTTCTCAACTAAACCAACTCCCCCCCAGCGTTTAATATCTTCTTGGGACCAGACCACCTCTCCTTTATGGACAATACCAGCAGGCTGATATTTCCCACCTCGACCTGTATAACCACCTTCCGCAAAACCTTGATCTTTGATTGCCCGGATGTTTGCAATGATGCTTGCACCCTGTGCAACAGCTCCAGCAATTAATGGAATGTTACGAGGAAAACCAGCTTTTGAAGCTGCTGCAATATTTTGCTGAATCGCAATACCCGCAGCTGCAATCGCATAAGCTTTATCTGCAGCGAACATGATTTTGTAAGCTTTAGATTGCTCTCCAAACATTGAACCAAACATAGATGTAAGAGAACCCATCATTTGGCCACCAAATGCAATTTGAGTGTTCAAGCGGTCTTGCTGATACTTATCTTCAATATCCTGAGCATTCTTTGCATATTCGGCAGCAATCTGATTACGTTGATCTTTAGCAGCTTGAATGATAGCTGTTTTCTGATTTTCGTAATCCTGCTGCTTAATTAGTCCAGCTTCGAATTGAGCATTCAAACCATCTAAAGAGTTTTGCTCATTCAGGTCGGTAGCAGCAAATTGACTATCTGCTAAATCATTTGCAGCATTTAAACGGCTAAATCGTTCCTGATCCTGTCTGAAAAATTCTCCGGTACCATTCATATCCGCTTGGATACCACCCCAGTTTTGAGCAGCATTATTCACTTTATCGCGTGTCTCTTTATCCTGATTGGCTTTAGATAATGCGATTAGCTTTTGCCGCTCTTCTATAGAAAGCTTGGTATTCTTAAGAATTTCCTCCCGTTCGAGTCTGTAACGTTCCTGCATGGCTTGCGTTTCAGAAAGCAGAGATAAACGGGCTTGAAACAAACGTTGCTCTTGAGCAAGTTTTAGTAATCCTAACTCTTGCTGTTTTTGCAATTCCAGGCCACCTAAAGCAACCTTTCTTTGATCTTCAGAGAGTTTACCCTCAGCAACTAATCGCAAAGAATTGGTTTCATATGTGTACTCAAGCTTTTGCTTCTCAGTCCACTTATAACCATTCACTTCAAAATCTTGCTGAAGTTTGGCGAGTTCATCTTGAGCTTTATATCGCTCTTTGATTTTAGGAATTAAGGCTGTTTGACCCGTTTGTTGCGCAAGGTTAATTTCTTCGTTACGAGCCTTGGTTCGCTTCGCTTGCTCCTCCTCATATTGCTCTTGAAGGTTTAGACCTTGCTTAACTAACTCTAAACGTGCCTTGATTTGCTTTCCATAGGCTCTATCGCTATCACCATCGGATAAACCGCCTTTGCCAACACCACCAGCAATGATATCGGAATACCTTGAAACCTTAGCTACATACTGCGAAACCTCCTTATTTCGCTCTGCACTGCCTTTAACCTTGCCAGTTTTAGTAAACTGTCTTGCTCCACCCTCACCTGCATTATGGGAAAGTATTGCCTGAGCCAAGTCACCTGTTTTTTCATAAACCTTGGCGATATTATCAATTACAATTTTGCCCGACTTTTCCAAGTCATAACTATCAGCAACAGACATATTGTTCTGTTTACGATAACCACTGGTTGTTTGAAAATATCCTATTGCACCAGTATGACTCTTAGCTTCTCGAATACCTTGAGATTCTTGAGCCAATAAGCCTGCAATTACACTTGATGGTATCCCTTTGCTTTCAGCATATTTACCTAAACCACTCGATTCAATTAAAGCAGCAGATCGCTTGGCTACTTCCAATTCAGCTTGTGTGATTTTAAGTTTTTTCTCACTTTCCTTGGTTTGCTTTCTGCTAGATTCGGTAATACTTTCTTGTAAGTCCTTGGCTTCCTTCTGCTTCTTATACCAAGCCTCAAAAATTGCAGCTTCCTGACTAGTTAAACTTCTAGTCATCGGAATTTTATTGTCGGTATAAAACTCTGATGCCGCACGCGCCTTATCAAGACCCTTTTCGCCACCACCAAATGCCTTAGTGTTTTTTATAAGAAAATCATTTTTCAGAATATCTTTGTTGGCGTTGTCTCGTAACTTATTTAACTTTTCTTGAGCAGCGACTTGGTTGTTTAATTCATTTGTTTCTCCTTGTTGAGCAGCAAGTACAGTTTGATGTTGCTTTAGATACTCATTACGCAAGTCATTCTGTTTCTTTAGCTCTGCATTAGCCTGATTCAACGCAATTTTAGACTGATCCGTTTTAGTAGCATGATCCTGTAACCCCTTGATATTTTCAGCAGGAATTTTGGCTGTACTATTGAACTTACTCACAGCATCAGTTGCTGAAATTTGATTTAAAGAATATGCCTGAATTACCTTATTCAACGATTTAACTTGTTCTTCGCTACCACCATTTAACCGAATGAATTCCACTTGTGCTCGTAATGAATCAAGCATTTGTGTTTTCATGTCAGTGAAATTTTGAGTAGCGACTTTTGTTAAGTTTGTTTGAATTGTTAATTGCTTAATTGATTCGGCCGTTACCTCAACATGTTGTCTAGAAGTAGCATTTAAGAGTTTTAGAGCAGTATTACCTATTACCCTGCTCAATCTTATTTTTTGATTCTGCTACTGCACTAGAGAACTCAATAAGTTTATCAATTTGAGTCTGACTAAAACGACCAGATGAAATCATCTTTTTTAAGAGATCACCTGCATCGCTTGCACCTGTAGCAATAGACTTAATGGCATTTTGATAATCTTCATAATCACTGCCAGATAATTTAAATAATTCCTTTTGGATATAAGCAAAACGTTTGATAGCTCCACTAGCATCATCAATTGCATCATTTTGCTGCTCAATCTCTTTGCGTAACCGCACACCCTCTGTTAATGCTTGCACAGTATTTAACTTTATGTACTTATCTGTTAAATCACTAACCGAGTCAGATTGTGTTGCAAGAGACTCTTTGACTTCATCCGAACTGCTGCTTAGTAGATAGAAAGATGCGGCTGTTGCTGCAATTGCTAAACCCATTGGGCTAAAAATCGCCATAAGCGCTGACTTTGCTAAAGCTAAACGGCTAGTAGCAACAGATTGCGCTGTTAAGGCTGCTGATAATCTTGCAGATGATGCTGATTGAGCTGTTTCTGCGGCAGCAACCTCCAACGCAACTTGAGCTTGTAATCGTCCTAGCTGAGCCATTCGTGTGATGGTAGCCGTGCGACCTTGTTCAGTGATTTGGGCTTTTAAACGAACTTTTTCGAGTTCTATTTCTGCCATGATCTGAGCATGAGTAGCTTTGATGTTCGTTAGTGTCACCTGCGTACTTTGTGCTTCGGCAAGCGCAGATTCCACTTCAGCTTTTGCTGCTGCAATATTTGCATTACGTTCAGCAATTGTGGCAAACACTTGTTTGGTTGACGCAGCAATACTCGCTTGTACAGCAACCGTTTTTGTTAAAACAGCTTTTGTCATTAAGCCAATACCAATGGCAAATGCACTGTCTGCAATTAAATTCAAATTATTTGCTAATAACTGAATCGATCCTGATAAAGCCTGTGCTGCCCCGCTTCCTTTACCAGCCTCTCCTACAAATTTAGTAATTTCATTATTAAGTAAAGTTAATGATTGACCAATTGTAATGTCAGTTTTAGCAAAAAGAGTATCAACTTCATCTTGGACATTTTTAAGTGCTTTAACGATTTCCTGTGAAGTGATTTTTCCTTCAGCAGCTACTGAACGTAATTCACCTACAGTAATACCCATACCTTTAGCAATAGCCTTTGCTAGTGCTGGGGTTTGCTCCATTACCGAGTTAAGCTCTTCACCACGTAATGTGCCGCTTGCTAAAGCCTGCCCAAATTGGACTAAAGCTGCATCAGCAGCTTCTGCGCTTGCACCACTGATCGCAACTGCTTTTGATACTGTTTCAGTTAGTCGAGCAGTGTCATCCATAGTGAGATTTAAGGTTTTAGCATTATCACTAAAACGTTGGTAAACCTGTAACACAGAATCCCAAGCTGAATAGGTTTTTTGAGCAATTCGGAAAGTGTCTTCCGTTGCTTTATTTAGTTCAACTTGATTGTTAGTGACTAACTTAAGGCGATTTTGTAATCCAGTATATGTATCCATCTTTGAAATGGCTGAACCTACTGTTAATAAACCAGCCATATACCCTGCTAGTGCACGAGTTGCTACAGACATCCGGTCCATAGATTTCGAGGCGAAATCCCCTTTTTTGGTGATGCTATCCAATTCAACTGATAAGTCTTGTGCAGTGCGTTTCGCACGTTCCGAATCAATAACAATTACTAAGCGAGCTTCTTGAGCCATTTGACTTTCCTCTAGGCAATAAAAAACCGCCATAAACGGCGGCAATAAATCGAGACTTAACTAGGCAATACTTTTTGACTTTTCCAAGATCCATGAAGTTATCTCAGCCCCTAGATCTCCATACATTAATAATTGATAAGCTGATTTTGGCGAATAACGCGTTTCTTTTTCACCAGCTATTCCTGTTTTTGAAAGTTCAATATTTTCCCAATCCTGTATAAGATGAGTTGCGATAATTTTGGCAAACTCTTGGGCTGATAGCATGGCACTCATTCTAAAAATACTTTTTTTGGTACAAAGCATTTTATAGGCCTCACCAAATTCAGGATCAGAAAAAGGCTTAATCCTGAAACATCCAAAAACTTGATCATTTTTCTTAAAAACAAACCATTTGGATTTATCCGTCATATTTGCTTCCAAAATTTCGGTAATAAAAAACCGACCATTGATAGGTCGGTTTTAGGCTTTAATCGCTGCAATGATTTCAGGTAATTTCCAGATTAGAATTGGTATGGAAAACAAAATTAAAAAGGCAATAATTGTCTGCCATAAGCCATACTTTTCAATAGACACTTTCATAAGCTCCACTATTGGTTTAAAATGCTCCATATAGATTTACTTTCCTCTTACTTTCGTCGGTGGGTGGAATGAAAAACCCCAGTAGTTAGCGCTACTGGGGTTTTGTTTTGGGTATTAAAAAACCCACTCAAATGAGTGGGTTCTGTTTAAAAATAATTACTAAGCTGGGCAGTTAAACCAGTTCGGTCGTGCTAGAAATCTTTGTCCATTAGACATGGCTATCACCGAACAGTCTGCATCGATCAACGGCTCATTTTGTAGGTTCCTGAAATCCAACAATCTAGCAATATCTCGTGCTGCTTCATTCGCTTTCACTACTAAGTGTGAGTAATACGCGAACTTCTTCACATCAAGCATTTTTACAGCCAGCAGAACTGGAACGATTTCATCATTTTCTATGATGACTGCTTCAGTAAGTTTGCGAACCAGCTCATAGGCGTCTTTATCAAATAAAGGATCTTGAGGTTTCTTTTCCTCTGGCTTTGCCCTTAAATCCATAACTTCTAAATAATGCTTAGCATCCTCAAAGTGAATAGCTCGTAATTCTCGGTAACTTGCTGAGTATTTAAAGTGGTTTTTTAAACGACTCCACATTTGCACAATCAAATTTTTATTACCTTTTGCTCTTGTATGAACAATGTTGTAAAGAATGCCAGCTTGTTCTGGTGAGATAGTTTGTTTGCCATTTAGCAACCACTCCATCACAAGTGAATCGTAAGCACGAATCACCATTAAATGGAATTTAGGACTAATCCACATTGCATAGGCATAGACTAGCTCCTTAACAACATAAGTACCCTGTTTGTCAGAACCACCTTTGATTACTTTTACAGCGATATGCAAATTCTCATATCGCTCAGAATCTGAACCATTTACATTTGATAGTTCAATTTCTGCGATTAAATCTTTAGTTTGTTGGTTGCGAAGAAAATATGCAGGGAAATGTTTTTTATCATCTCCACTAGCCTTATGTAGATCATTCAAACAATAACGTCCTTCATCATCTTGGCGAATCGTGAAGTCACCAATAACTAGAGGCTTATTGTTTGGGTTTAAAAAGTTTTGTGCTAAACTTGTCATAGGTTTAATTCCTTTGTGTGGGTTAAACAAAAAGCAGATTGATCTTGGCGGACGTCTGCTTTTTTCATGTCTTTAATATTCATGCTTTCGCACTCTCTTTGGTTTGTAAAAATTGTTTAATCGCTTGATTAACCACATAGGTCAAGGATCGGTCCTCTTTTTCAGCAATTTCCTTTAATTTCAAATGATCAGAATCATCAAAAAATCTAATTTTTAACTGCTGTTGATTTTGCTTTGCCATAATTATCTCCACAATAGCACCAAGGAGGTACATCCATAATATGTACCTCCTTGCGACCATTGTCAAGTACCTCTATGGTACTTTATGATCAGTATTTCATTTTTGCGGTATATGGTTTATTTAAATGAGCGAGAATCAAAAAGACCCTCAATACAAACTAAGATGGTCTGAAGAGTTACGCGACAAAGTGGCTGAATCTGCTAAGGCATATAAGCGCTCTATGAATGCGGATATTATCGCTCGACTTGAAAGAAGCTTTATCTTAGAACCTGAATTATCTCCACTGAAAATGCCGCCTGAAGAGCTAGAAGCGCGGCTAACTAAAGTATTAGAAGAACAAGAACAAAATAGAAATAAAGGCGAAGAGCTCAATATAGAAATTTCATCTGAATCTGAAAAGGACAAAAAGATTCAGATCCTAGAAGAACAACTAGCTAATTCTATGAAGATGATGGAAATGATTACAGGTATGTTTGAATCAATGCTTAACGGTAACCAAGAAGAGTACATGGAGTCAGTTTTCAAGAAATATCCAAATGTGAAAAAGTTCTATAAAGAGAAAACTAATTACTTCCCAAAAGATGAAGAAAATGAAAATAGCTCTGAACCTAAAACGGAAGATAAAGAAAAAGGCTCATGGTAATTTTTGATAAATAAAAAGCACCCTAGGGTGCTTTTTTCTATCTTAATATTTCTTTTTCGCAGCATCCAATCCATCTAAGAATGAAACTACCATATCGGAAGGTACTTTGATAATCCGATCTTGTTGACCTTTAAGTTTTAGCTCAAAGCCATTTTTATTTTTTCTTAGAAATGGTTCTGACAATGATACCCCAACTATCTCACTTAATTTACAGTCCATGTACCTATTAGAGCAGTCTGCATCTCGATCAATTTTCACAACTTCATGAGTATTTCCATCGGTATCATAGGCAATTTGAATATTCCCCCATTTACCTATAAATGATGTATTCAAATACAATTGACTTGTTAAAAGTTTCTTTGTTGTTGGGTTATATGTCCCTCGCAGTAACATATTATCGAAATCTTTAGTTTTTATATTAACTATTTTTTCAAAACGATCAAAAATTACAGATGCAGACGTGTCTTTTTGCTTCAGAGCACTTCCAACTAATTCAATATAGCTCCCCTCATCAGCCTTACTACCATCGGCTTTTAAGAACATAAATTGTGTAGATTCTGGTCTTAAAGTTACACCTCCACTTAAATAATAAGTTTTACAGTCAGATGTTAATAATTTTGAGGCTAAAGCCCTATCATGCACATACGATTTATTATTAATAACAAATTCTGAATATCTAGTTGGAAGTAATCTCTTTTCATTTGTGCTGGTGAGCACGCCTGTTTCTACTACTTTGAATTTATTATTTTTCAACGATTCATAATTCTTTTCATTGCGTTGAATTCCAGCAAAAATATCCTTATTCGGATCAACAAAAAAAGAGTTAAGCACATATTTTTTTGACATATCTGTTAAAGAAAATTCACTTCCTTGCAATTTCTCATAACCACATTCACTTGCGTGAACGCTTGTTAACCCAAAAAATCCAGCACTCATTAGCCCTGCTGTTATAAATAGTTTCTTCATATCATCACTACAATGTAATACTTAATAAAATAAGAGCACCCATGCCATGAGTGCTCATGTTAATTACCAATCAGCATTAACTTTTTGTTGAGTTTTTATTTTCTCAGCCATTTCATCCGATGATTTATTTAATTCATCCATAATTATTTTAGCTGATGGATAGTCTTCAGTAATAGGTCTATTAGTTTCATTATATCGAACTCCACTAATTACCTGTGCTGGTTTATAGTGAGTAAGATTATCGTAACTCACTTTCATTTTCCCATCTTTTGTATCTACACGCACTGTGAAATCCACTCGATCACCAGCCGTAACAGTCATACAATCAGCAAACCCAGAACAACGGTATGGCATATTACCTTTGCCAATAATTGAACCCGTAGTCTTATCTTCATACTGAATTACTGCATTTGCCGAGCGAAAAGCTGTAGCAAACCATTGACGTGCGCCATCATAAATTTGCCCTTGCTTTAATCCATCTATTTGATAAACCTTTTCAAATTTTACAGGTTCTGAGGGTTGTTGGGGAGTTGTCGCACACCCCGCTAAGCCCAATCCAAGAAATCCCGCTAATAAAATCTTTTTCATAATGTAATCCATTTGTTATTAATCTCACACAATTTAACAAATGGACAAAATAATGTCATCAAGAACTTAAAAAGGAAGATTCTCTACTAGTCCATGTGGTCAAGCCAAAATACATCCTCAAAATTTTTACATACACCTACTTTTTTGAGTTCTTTATATATAAGTAAGGCTGTATCGATCTTGACAGAATGTCCCTGCTCGGCTCTTGTCACATAGTTTGATAGAACTCTGCTACCACTAACAAAACCACACCGCTTTGATAGCTCATAAACCGTTAAGCCTGCTTTTTCACGCAAACAAGCAACATTATTCTTTACTTCCATTGCTGCACCACAAGTTAAATTTTAGAATATTGTAGCACAATAAAAGATAATTACTATTTTTTGTGTTAGCACAACAAAAAGAATTGACACAATAAAAGATATTAAATAAGATGACTTCATCAAGGCTAAAAGCCATGAAAAAGAAAACCCCTTGCAGACGTCGAAATCAGGCAAGGGGTTTATGTCTAAACCAATGGAGATTTAAGACATGTCTAATATAGCACAAATCAACGATACCAAAATATCAATTGTTAACTTCAAATCTGTTCCAGTTGTTACTACAGCAATGCTTGCTGATTTCTATGGAACCGATACAGACAACATCAAACAAAACTATTCTCGAAATAAAGAGCGGTTTGTAGAAGGTAAACACTTCTTCAAAATTATTGGTGAAGAATTGAAAAAATTTGTAGGTGACTTAAAGTCACTTGCAAATTTCCCTGCAATTTCAAATAAAACTCGATCCCTTATCTTATGGACAGAACGCGGTGCTGCACGTCATGCCAAGATGTTAGACACAGACCAAGCATGGGAAGTTTTCGAGCAACTTGAGGATTGCTATTTTGTCCGTAAAGAGATTTTAGCCAAAACCCACAAATCAGAACGTGAACCCCTAACCAATGCTGTAAATCTTCTTGTAGCTAAAACTAAGCATTTGAATTACAGCGATGCTTATAAATTAGTTCATCAGCGTTTCAATGTTCAGCATATTGATGAAATTCCATACGATGTAAT